CCGAATCGTTCCGACAGCGCGTTGTATATGAACGTAGCACAACACTCGTACCCTCTTCGACGAAGCCTTTTGGCCAAGTCTAGGAAGGATACAGCGTCTTGAGTTGAGACTATCCCCTGCTTCTTAACTCGAAGGGGTGTTATATCAACGCCATTATAGGCGTCAACACCACAGGATTCTCGGAAGAATCCTCGCACAAAGGTCTTAGTCATATTCGGGACAAAACCCGAGCTGACTAAGCCTCTGAGCACACCTTCGTGGTACTTTGCAGGATATAGGATATCGTCTCCGAAGACATATATCTCAGTACAGTTATCACCATACCGAGACAATATGCTAGCATAAACCAAGGCCCAGAAGACTAGACTCTGAACAGGAAACGTTAATGCGTTTCCCATAGGAGCCCACTTCTGTAACGTTATGACCCGACCATCTAGTAGCTTGACTTTATTAGCACGACTACATGAGAGCTTCTCGTATACGGTTTCTCCAAAGAGATACCGCACGAGCTCACTACTCATCCTGTCGGATGCTTCCTTTAAGTCCAGGGTAACTAATTCCCTGGTCCTAGAGTTAGACAATGCAAGTTGACCATTCACGGTTTGATCCGTGAAATTAATCTTCCCCCTTGTTAGAGGGAACTGGTCTATTGCAGCTTCAAGCACTAATCGCTGACCTTGCTGGATCCAAACGGCTTCCGCGGGGTGCACGCAAATTAAGCGTGGCCCTCTAGAATCCTTAGGGACGGCTATCAGGTTAGCAACGATGTCGTCTGATTCAACTAACTTCACACATTTGCCGTCTACCATGGCATACTCCCAAAAGGAGTAGAGGCCACAGAAGAACTGGTCAAATGGATAGTGTCGCTGGATAGACGAGTACAATGTAGAGAACCTACTTTTCTCCCACGGCATACGGGACGGAAAAACCGCCCCGGGACCATGTGAGGGTAGGATATTCTCTAATTTACGCTTGCGTGCGATTTCTCGCACACACGCAGTAACTACTTGTCGGGCGGTCGAATGTATCGCGCAAGGATATCTGCTATTAAAAGCAGTATTCCACGTAGCAACACCTTCTTCCGTATCCTCGAAAGTGGCTTGCGCCGCTTTGAGTTGTTCATCTGTTGGTTCATACTCGGCTTTGTAGCAAAACACAAGCAGTTGCCTTAGATATCCAAGAGCAAGAACATCGTTATCAATGATGAACCTGTCCCATAGTGGCATTAGCCATTCTGGGATACGGGGGATTTCTCCCCCATCTTCGAGGTATCTAAGGATTGCTTTGTCTAGAGAAGGTCCTTCTTTAAGGACCCAAGCATATGTGATCTCATCAGGGGCGCCAAGCGGCACACCCGATAATACACATACGTCTGCTAGCAGGCGTTCGTATACT